GCCAGCGCGGATCAACCGGCTCTTCCATGCCTTTGTTGAACCTCGTCTCTGGATTGAGTGGCTCGAGCCCGCTCTTGGTCTCTTTGTGCTCCTTCACCATGTCAATCACGACTTCTTGCTTTCCATGCGCGAACACAATGCGGTTCTTGACTAAGTCGTTATCCGCATTCTGCTTCAGCCACTCGGCCCACCAGTCGGCATCCACATTAGGCGTAAGACCATACCGTTGCGCAATAATCCTGTGTTCCGGCGTCGTTCCGAACGGGACAGCGTTCCCCTTCAATACAACGTCAGGGACATTGCGGCGATATCCGCGCCGCACCATCCTAGTTCCGCCCCCAAGCACCTGCTCAGGGAATTCGCGGAAGTCATCAATATGCAGCCGCAAGCCATTCGGCATGCAGCAGGCAACCGTAACCGTTCCTGGCATACTCAAATCCCCACCATACTGACAATGGCAAATGGCATGCGGATAATCGCGCCCCAGGTGCCACTCATGGCCTTCTGCTTCCATGCCGACAATTCACGGACAACCGCAAATTCCCGCATTTTCTCATTGAATGCCATGTATCCAGTGTCCTGGCCTTCGATTTCCTCAACAATAAGCTGAGCAAAATTACCGGCCGAGACCCCTTGCGGATTAGCTGTCGAGAGCTTGCCATACTGCACGGCAGTCTCGATCCGCATATTCGGGAAGTTTTCCTTCAACATTTTGTGAACGTTGACGCCAAACGAGTTAATGGAAGCCAATGCCACTTCCGCCCCAGGCGACACAACCAGAACCATTTTCGATTCCGCGTCAACTAGGCCGGCAGTCTGGATAACCATCTGCTCAACCATGAACTGGATGTCCGCATATACCTCGGTGGGTGAGGCGAAAACGCCAGTCGTTGCGTTGAACCAGAGAGTCCCCTGGCCTGCCTCGGACTTAGCAATAGGTGTCAGAGACGCGCCAAGGTTCGGGTCGTTGAGCAGTCCGTAGTTCTGGATCCCAGCAATACCGAAGAAGTATGTCAGGTTCGAGAATTTGTTCAGCTGGGTAGCCGCCGACCGGTCTATCTCGGCAATCCAGTTTAGTTTCGCCGCGCCCGCACGCGCGACCTCGCGTTCACCATACTTCTTGATAACCTGGAAGAGATACGATTGACGCATTGGCCAGTTAGCATTAACGCTAACCATGCCGTTATTAGCCCAGTCGCCATAGCTAGATACCTCGCCTTCTGCCTCGACCGTGGGGAATGCGATCGTATCATCTACCCATGAACCCTTGCGCTGCTCGCCGAAGATCACGGCGGCTTTGTTGGGGGCAAATAGGATATGATACACAGTCGGATCAACCGTGGTAGTGAAAATCCACGGAATGCCAGAGCTTGGCGTCAGCTGAATCGTCGGCTGGGCGTCGACCGCGAGCGACACGTCCGACCCCCATCCGTCAGGCAGATAGGACGTTGGTTCCGCCCCATCTTCCCAGCTAATACCAAGCGACATCAAGCGCGCCCTGTCGGACTCAAACGCCTGTCTTGCTTCCTGTAGGTTCATGTAACTAACTCCTTGCCTTAGCCTAGGGTATGGCTGCTAATCTTGACGAGTTCCCCAGTAAGGCCGGAGGACATGGCCACGAATTTAGTCTGAGTATTCAGTGCGAACGTGTTGGTACCAGACGCCACAGTGCTGCCATTGCTCGCGACGATAAACTGGCTCGCCGTTGGCGCTCCAACAACCGTAACTGGAACCCCGATAACCGATGCGCCAGTAACTGCGCCGCCAACCGAGACGATCGTCGACCCAACAACGACCACACCTGTGCCAACCGTTCCAGAGAGCACGTACGGAGTTGCCGTCATGGCAGTCGATGCAACAGTTTGCTCAGGAATGCTGACAACATACGTGCCGGCAGCACCAGCCACCCCGGTTAGCTGAGACACAATATTCGTGCCTGTGGCCACGCCAGTGCCAGCCAGCACCGCGCCAGGGTAAATGGTGTTAGTCACAACCCCGGTAGTCAGAATGTTCCCAGAGATCGTCCCTGTGAATGTCGCCGCGGTGCCGGCCACGATAGTGGACGACGTAAGCGTCGCATTAGTGCTCGCCCCGGCCACCCCAAAGCTGGCAGTGCCGTTGGTGTAATTGGCAAACGCAAACATGCCAGGAGTAGCCTGCGCCGCGCCAGCGTTCTTAATCCAGAAGTCCCCGCCACTCATAAGCGTGACAGGGAAGCCGGACGGGACAAACATGCTGCTGTCCTGCAGGAATGGCGTGATAAGTCCCTGCATTTCACGGTGCACGAAACCCGCAATCGGCCCGGAGCCAGAATTGCTGGCCGCCGCTGGGGTGCCGTCCGTATCTAACGGGGCAGCTATCCATGCGAACAGCCCGACGTTGATTCCGTTCGGCCCAGCAATAAGGCCGCCAGGCCCCGCATCCACAGAGTAATATTCGTTGTTGCTGCAGAAATCTCCCGCAACACCAACGCCGGGGACAGTGTTAACTGCCGTTTGAAAGCCCATCGTCGATCTCCTTACATAACTCTAATGCGTTCGGCGCCCGGGAATCTCTCGGCGAAGCCCTTCGCTCCTGCGGCATCCTGGGCCACCACAGTGTTTTTGCGAACAGACGCGCCAGGTCGCGGCTGCATTTCGAGAATCATCTTGAGTGCCGACGGGTGGACATCATCCACGCCAGCAACCCCAATATTCTTCAGTGCGCGGCGGTAAACCTGCTCTGCGCTGTCGAAGGCAATATTGAGTTCGCCAACCCAAGGACGCGCGATATTCTCTGCTTCGCGGATTTCCTTCTGGATTCGGGTGGCCTGATCTGACGCTATCCGAACTGCCTTGGCAATTTCGGCCGCCATCTCGTCCTTGGTCACCTTGTCCTTGTCATCCTCGTCCTTGTCATCCATTGCCTTTTTCTTGTCAGCTGCCTTCTTTCTGTCAGCGGCCTTCTTCTTTTTGTCGTCGTCATCCTCGTCTTCGTCAGGCCAGTCGTCTTCGGCTTTCTTTTTGTCCTTGTCGTCGTCCTTATCCGGCCAATCGTCCTTAGCGTGTTTTCTGTCAGCAGCCTTCTTCTTATCCATAACCGCCTTATCTTTCTTGCCTGCTTTATCCTCCTCGGATTCAGTTCCTTCGTCCTCGGCGACTTCCATTTCGTCGAGCGCGCCAAGGATCGCGGCAATGCCGTTTAGGCTGGCATCCTTCGCGAGCTTCTCGCCGTATTCCTTGGTGATCGCCGCAACAATGCTGTCTTTTCGCTCAGCATAGTTGCTAGCCGTTACGCCTTCTAGGATAGCCGAGACGTTGATCTTCTCATCCATCGCAATGCGCGGGCGCAGATAGGCCACAAGAGCCCCCTGAGCCAGCAGACCCTTACGGGAAAGTCTTGTAGTCATTTCGCTCTGCTCCTTGCAGTTAGCATCAAAAGTCATATCGTCGGCGTCATAGCGTGGTAGGCTGAATTTGCTATCGAACGCCATATCTACTACCTCATACATCCTACTATCGCCGACCATGACGTCAGGCCCGGCGCGGCCCTGTGATACCAAAGCAACATGGTTTGCTTGAATCTCTCGCATGACACCGTCATAAGCTTCGCCTTTGTACGTGCCAGGCGTCATGTCTGGAATATATCGATATGCGCAGCTTAGCTCTCGTTGCCGTCCGCCCTCGATTGCATCGATGGCGTCACGCGCCCACACAACCAAACTGTTGCGCAGGTAAGTGCCGTCGAACACAGCATCCGTTCCTGTAGAGCCAATGATCTTGTTTGGCTTATGATCATCAGCGGATACAGGGACATGCTCAATGAGTAATGGGACATTGTTGAATGTGTCCGCGCCCTTCTTTAGCTCATCCGGGTGGCGCAGAAGGCGGTATGTCTTGTCACCATCCAACCCAAGCTGTTGCCAGCCAGGAATTTCCCGCCCCATGTAAGGGCAGATGTTCGCCTTACTAATGTTCGTATTGTCAACATGAAGGCGGCCGTCCGCATCAAAGCTACGCGCAGATTTGTAATCTAGCGCTATGGCGTCTTTCGCACCGGTACCGCCCTCGAATAACTTGCACCACCCAGCCGGCGAAATATCCCCATTGACTAATTTGCACTCGTTAGGCTTCTCGAAGTGCTCACAAACTGAACAATGATCGTCGCTGGTTACCTCGGCCTGATAGTTTACCGCAGCTTTAGCTTTCTTCTCATCCGCAGCCGCATCGTCCTTGCCAGGCCCGACGAACTTCTCGCCCACCGATTTCGGGATACCGATATTGCTGTGCCCCTCACGCGCCGCCCACATGGCGCGCCGCTGCGCTTCGCTAACCGCCGGGTCTGTAGCGATAGCGCTGTCGGCCACCACAACTCCGCCGTGGCCAGCAGCGAACGTCACGTTATTCACAAATGGCCCTGCCTTATCAATTATCCTTGACATGTTCGGCAAATGCCCCTACACGGATGGTCGGGCCTAGCCCTTCGTCGACAGCCAATTTGACTGTGGCCCCAACACAAGGACAGACAAAATGAAATATCTAACGCTTCTCGCATTGCTCCCGATGAGCGCACTAGCCCAAGACTACACGCACCCTCAGTCCTTGCCCCACGGCGCCGGCTTAATTTTTAACCCGTCCGCTGTACAGCAGCCGTCACTCACGGCACAATGGCAGCAACGTGTCATCGAACAGCAAGGCCGCCTGCGGCAGCAGCAAATGCTTCAGGACCAACAGGGCGGCCCGCAACAGGGGCAGCATCACTAAATGAAGCGCCGCCCATGCCTAAGCGACAAAGAATTCCGCAGGCTTCAGCGCGTCATAGCGAAGGAACTTGCGGCAAAGATATCGGCCCGTACGTTTAGGAAGTGCCTGAAAATTATAGGTAGAGCCAGATTCACCCGGAGAACACACCATTGATCAACGTTCATCTCCTCTTCCAGGAGATATCAGATCAACTCGGCACCTCCGAAGTCATCGGCGTATTCTCAACAGCAGGCGCGGCAGGCGCGGCAGCTAAGCTAATCAACAGGCGCACATACGTAAAACACATGACAGTCGATGAGCTTGCCACCACCGCTAAATTAAAACCGTTGACCTCAGAGCAGATACTACGAGTTTTACACAAATCCACCGATTACAGCCCGTGAGACGCATCTGCAGTTTATCAGCTGCCCAGGCAGAATCCACTCGCGTTCATCAGGATCGAACCACCCTTTGCGAACATCATAATGAACGCGATCGCGTCCCGCTCTCACATGGCTCGGTCGTGGCTCCTTGCCACCACCGCTATGCAGCCATATGGCTTCGGTAACACCAACTTCGATCTGTCTGGCACGCGTCAAAGCAGCCGTGGCTTTGTTGTTCTGATCCCTCGCTATCAGCGCCGCGCGCCGCTTAGCAACGCCGAAATTCTTCATAATATCGTCTTGAAGCTGCCTTAAGTCTCGGCCTGTCTGAACTGACCGCAACACCGCCTGCTCTACCTGCCCAAGATAATTCGCCGGGATTGACCTTATGAGGGCTACGTTTTGGGCAATCGTCGAGTGTAGCACTTCCTCTTGCACCGACGTCATGTGCCACTCAACCGCCATGCCGCCTTTCTTAAGGATCGCCTTTAGCGCGCCATCTGCTCTCTGCGCCGCAGTCTGTGCAAAGTACGCCGCGAGTTCCTGCGCCATCCCATCAAAGCGCGCCATCCATCTACCAAATTGCTGCCGCAGCATGTGAACGAAGTCCTCAACCGAGTCCTGCGCTATCGGCGAGTTGCTCTGATATTCCGCGCCGACCTTGCCAAGCACCGCCGCATGCATCTGACTTACTGCCAGAAGCAGCCGACGGCGGTATTCCACTTCTATGCCGACGTTCGGGTGAACAGGGCGAAGTATTTTCTCGTTCTTACGCCGCACCCAATGCACCCATGTTCACGAAGAGCTTCTCAATCTTCCCAGGTGGCTCGCCTTTCTGCAGAAACACATCCAGATTGATAGACTTGTCTTTCTGACAACCGTTCGCTATCCATGCCTTGAGTAAGCGCTCGATCCTATGGTGAGTTACAAGAGCAACTTCCTCGTCCCCCGCTAGCATCGCAGGCAGACCCGCGAAGAACCGCGCCTTAAAGGAATTAAAGCTCTCCCCTCCAGGGACGTTATCGTCAGGCCTATTCCTCACATAATCGGCGATCGTCGGCAGCACATCCATTGTGCCCTCACCAGCAAACTTACCAAGATCCCACGGTCGTAGCGCCATGGTGCTCGTACACGGCACCGGCTTAGCCTTCAACATTATCTTGGCTGTATCAGCTGCGCGTCTCAGATCCGAGGTGTACATCTTATCTAATTGGCGCGTTTCAATTCCCTTGGCCATTCGCGCTGCCTGCATACGCCCATCTGCCGACAGGGGGACATCAACCCATCCACGAATCCGATCGGCGGATTCATCAATCTCATTGTTTAGCTTCGTCTTGCCGTGCCGAATTAGATAGAAACCACGCTTTCTATCATCGATAAGTGGCTCGTCGAACGTGAAGGCCGAATCCTCAACCCCCTTAGAGAAAACATTCGGCGTCTTGGTTGCCTCCGCCAATGCCATGTCAGGTCGATCCGGCACATCATCCACGTCGAGGTTCGAATAGGGTGAATCTACCTCAGCCGCTATGCGCTGTCTCACCTCGAGCGGTGAGATCACACCACCATCAATAAGCAGCGTGTCAGTCTCTGCCTCGATCTTCTCTATTTCTGCCAGTTCCTTTTCGTTCATCTCCTCGAGAGGCTGAAATTCAAATGTTATGTCATCGTCCACGTCGCCGAATTCGCTGAGCATTACAAATCCGAGCACCGCGTTAAGCGGCGTGCGGAAGTATGCTTCTTGCGCGGCGCTGATCATGTCAGCAAAAGCCGTCAGCTCGCCCTCCGATGACGCGTTAAGCCCAGACGGCTGAATACCCAGAAGCTTAATCACGGGTATGCGCGATATGCTGCACATCTGCTCCTGAGCTTGCGCTTGCAACTTATCCAGGTTCCCTAGCGGTACAGCTACGTTGAAGAATTCCTCTGTGTCCTTGTCGAGCGCCATGACACCGTTGTTGTCGCGGCACTGAGTGAATACGGCCAGCCGTTTGAACAGCTGATCGCCATCCGCCTGGATGGTTTCATTCAGGTTCGTCGCTAGTCCGCTAACCGAAAATCGCTGAATTAAATCCGATACGCTCTGCCGCGCGCGAAGCCAGTTATTGACATATGGCGTCGCTATCTGCGTCATAGATAGGCCGCCAAACGAATAGGCCGGCTTTAGAAGATCAGGCACCTCTCGCTGGACAAACAGGATAAAGCGAGAAACATGTATTTCCTTGCCCATTACAAACCACATGTCTGGTTTGTACCAATCAGGCCTTAATGGATCGTTCGTGTTATATCCTGTCGGGTAGCACCATGCCGCTTCTACCGTCGAGAGACGCTTCAGAGAACCCTTCTTCACCTTCGACTTGCTAACGTCATCCCAGCCATTGCCTATCGGTGTCTTAAGCTCGTCAGTGTCCTCTGTTGCGCCGGTGTCTATGTAGAGGTGCGCCCGCCCAAAGAAACCGTCTTGCGTAGCCAAACGCTTGAATACGTCCCTGACGCATAGCTTCTCGAATGCTTCTTCGATTTGAGAAATTTTATCCGTCTTGTCGTCGTCACCCTTCGATCTAAAGCGGATCCACTTCCGCGTCATTTCTGTCGCGGTAGTCTCGCTAATGGTTCTATATTCCGGGCGTTGGGCCAGTTCGCTAAGATATGGGTAGCCAAGAAATGTCCACCCTAAATCTGAGCCAGGGCTGAGAGTTTGTCCAGCCCAACCGCTTACCAGCGAGATATTGGAATCCATGGCTAACGTGGGCGAGCCAGACGGGACAATTCCAGGCGGTGGATCTGCAGCCCTAAATGGATTCGCTTGCGGCCGTGCACGGAACCTCGCTGCTGCCATATCGCTGATTACGAGAGATGGGCGCTTCTTCCTTGGCGCCATGTCAATCAATCAGCCCAAGCAGGAATAGAATAGGAAAGCCGACTAACCACATGACAACAGTCCACGCCCAGAGCGTAACAATTATATCTGCCACCATATCAATGGCCGCCATACTTCAATTTATCAAGCAACTGGTCAGATATATTCCATGGCGCCTTCGCTTCCATCAAGTGGTTGAAAGCCCTAGAACAGCCATCAATCTGGTCGTCATGCTTGCCAAATGGGAAATAGCGCATTTCATTAACCAGTCCATTGTTCCACTCGCCACGAACCATAGACACGCTGCCCATATTAACTTGACTCGCAAATGGCTCAGCCCTCGTTACTTTATCACCTGACTCAAGCGTCGCTACCACAGGGAACCCGGCTAAGGCGCGCGTTAAATATGTCACCTGGGATTTGCCAGCCTGCCCGGGGTCCTGTGGAATGGAAATCTTAATCTTTCTAGTGTCTCTGTATGCAGTCGCGACGATCGCCTTCTCAACGTCGTCCGGACGACCTTGTAAGCGCACTACGTCGGCAATGTATGTGTGTCTGGCAGCGTCATGCCCCATGAGCACGCCAACCGTCCAGTCGCCGTCCTCTTGCGTTGCCGCGAGGTCCCAGGCGCGAACCCACTTCACGATATTCGGCGCGCTGTCACAATAAGTGATTTCATCCGGCTTAAAGAGACCACCAGCTTCCGGCGTCGGTCGCTGCATATATTGACCAGCGAAGGCGTATGGGTTCGCTTGTTCCATCTGCCGTAGACGCTCGATAGAGTGCTTCTCTGGCCAGAGAGCGGTGCCATCCCCTTGAATTGCCGGCAGGACAATGGATTCCCATTCCTCACCATTGCCACCATCAAGTAACCAGCCAGCCAGGTCCTCCTCGTGCAGCCTCTGCATTATGAGGATGATCGGCGTGTTCGGCGAATTCTTTCTGGTCTCCAGCGTCATTGGAAACCAATCTAAGACACCCTTTCTAATGATATCAGACCTGATATCCTCTGGCTTGTTTGGATCATCGATAATTATAGCGCCGCCAAAGCTATCACGCATTTTACCAGCGCCATAGCCAGTGATCGTTCCGCCAGAACCTACCGCATATACGCAGCCGCCCTCCGTTGTGCGCCACTCATGCTTAGCCGCGCTGTCGGTCCGAAGAGTGGTATTGGGGAATATCTCCTGATATGCCTCGCTGGATACCAGCTCGCGGGCCTCCCACGCGGCATTCGTTGCAAGGCTTGCAGAATAACTGGTGTAGATAAACTCTGAATCCGGCGCCTTCCCGAGGCACCACGTCATGAAGTTCACACCAACCAAGGCCGTTTTGGAATACCGCGGCGGCACATTGATAATCAGCCGCTTGCACTCGCCTCGAAACACGCGCTCTAGGGCGTTACAGATCGTTTTATGGTGCGCCGCCCTTTCCCAATGAAACTTCCTGCGGCGCAGGAACATATAGCGGGCATAGAAGTAAAGATCTGCGCGCGCTAGGGTGTCGGTAATCAGACCGCCTTGCTCACCCATTCTTCTTCGCGCGTTGGGCGCGCTTCCGTTCGGCATCTGTCTTTGCGTGGCCTGTCTTTGGACGACCACGCTTTTTCGTGACATCTTGAATTATCGTGACAGCCTTGCGAATTTCCGTGACATCTGGCTTGGCAACGGGCGCCGCGGCTTTCCCCAATGCCCGCTGCATCAGTGGCGAGAGCGGCAACCCTGGCCTAGGATCGGCGTATGCCATCGCTTCACCTAAGAAATATCAGGCTAAGGACGAAAAATAAAATCACCCCAAAAATAACCGACAATATCATTGCTACCTCTGGCCCGCACCAATGACCCAGATAACCGCCAGAACGAGAAGCACTGTCCAGACCACGTCAACGAAACCCATTTAATGTACCCCTCGCTGGACAATATTCATCGCACCATACCGTTACGCCGTCCTTGATGCAATGCGGCCTCGACCATTGCCCGCCGCCAAAGCGCCTCGAGGCGGCCTGCCAGCCTAAATGCTGCGGATTCCTCTGACACCCGTATAGGCCACGGCCGTTGTCTAGGTAATGACCTGGATTCAACACCGCTATGATAATGAGAGGCAGAATGAAGATATCCATTGTCTATCCGTGGAACCCGCCAGTCACGACATAAAGAATGAAGATCGTGACCACAACAGCCGCAAGTATGCCAATGGCACAGGTCATAGATTCTTCCAATACGACTCGTGTGGCGGGGAAATGCCTCGCGTCTTACAGCGGCGGCGCCAATTCTCTAGCACCCTAAAGGCCTTCACATCCCGCATGTTGTTACGAGAATCCCCCTCTACTGTCGGCATCCCATCTCGCCATGCTGCACACTTGGCCTTCATGTACCCAGGATGGGCCTCTCGCCACCGCCTGTTGTACTCGGACGCCCTAGCCCCTGTAAGCCCCATCAAACTTCACTCGCTACTTTACGGGCACGTGCCTCGAATTCGTCTGGCGTCATGTTCGTTGAGAGCACGGGTCCGCCGCCAGGACCGACATTCTCTACAACTTGCTTTTCGCCCCATTTCTTAGGCCAAAGTTTGGCTGCTTTCCATTGCAGAACGGAGGCCGCTACTCTAGCTGCGTCTACCGCCATTGTGCCTTCCAAAACCTGGTCTACGATATCGCTAAGAACATCGTTGGCGCTCTCTGCTTGGATCATTCTAGAGGACGCGCACTTGGCTCGGAAATCTTCGTTATCTCGCATCCACTTAAGCATAGTAATACGGCTTGGCATAAGCTTGTCTAGAGCTATGTGCCGCATGCTCTCGCCGACCATGAGCCGATCGCTTATTTCCTGGCCTAGTTCCTCTGTGTATGGGTAGGGGGGGCGACCAACTGGATTAGGCATTGGCTAGCACGTTGCGCTGATACGAGCGAACATGGCGTCGAGCCTAACTTGGCGAGATTGGAATTCGAGATATCCCTTATCAAGGATCCTTACGGAATCACGTAGAGCAAGATCTATAGTGCGGCGCTGCTTCTCGTTTAGATAAACAACCTTATCGCTGCAGCTTTGGCATTTGCAGGCATCTGCATGTTCGTCGCGCATGCGGTTTCCCCCCTATGCCTGGTCCATATCAACTGCATGAACACGCTGACGCGCTTCGGCGAGATATATGCGATGAGGCCCTTCAGCACCAGATTTGCATTTTTGGCCATCTCTGCATAAGCCTGCCCGGCAGTGCGCTAGACAGAGGCGCTTGGCTTCTACGAGTACCCTAATTTCGGAATCATACCGGATAGGAGGCGCAGCCACGCCAAAATTGGCTGTCTGTGCAGGGCTAGGCTGCGCCACAAATATCAGTCTCTGACTGGCTGTCACGGCATGTCTGGATCATTCGGGGGGCGGCTGTCAAAACCTCCTTGGCTCTATCCTTGTTCACTTTTCTCAATCCGTCTTTTGTCAAGGTGTTCACCAACAACCTGTAACACACCACGTGTAAGATAGCCAGCCATAAACGTCAGAGCAAACAAGACGAGAGAAATAATCATTTCCCTCTGTCCCTATCAAGCTCTCGCAACTCCGCCTCATAAAGCGCCCGCGCCAAATGGCATTTCATTCTAAATTCAGCCCTCGCTAAGCGAATGGCTAAGTCGCATTGCACCTGCCAATCTGCCACTGTGCGGTTGAACTTCGCTTCTATTTCAACCCTCTTATGGAAGTCAGATAGACTTGTAACCGCATTAGACATGAATGGCAACCACAAATAGGTAATATACCTGCGTATCTACTCCCAATTGTGAGCAACAATGACGATAAGAACGGCAAAGAATGCAGCCGCACCAAGTGCTATACCAAAAGTTGCCTCAGAATCCAGATCATCACTCCTGTCTCACACGAACCCACGCGTCGTCAAATGTCGGCCTTGGCAACGCGCCATAATACGATTGCCTTTGCACTTGCGGTTGTCCGACAACCTGTGCAGGCCGTGACATGACGAAACTGAAAATACCGAATAAGAACCCAGCACCAGCAATGATAGCCATAATTATAGTCATCATGCCCTGGTTCCCAGCAGCGCCAACAGATTTCTGTTGTAACGCTAGTGCCTCAGCAACCCTCGCCGCTGACAACGCCTGCCCAGTCCCAAGTTGCTCGCCAGCATTGGCTGCCGCAATCGATTGCATGCTAGCCATCGTCGCGCTTAACTTAGCTAATGCTTCTGCATTGATGGATGCCATTTTATTCATAGATTCGGCGGTCTGCGTTGAGAGAGACGCAATTCCCTGCGACATCCTCGACATCGCGCCTTCAATAGCCGGGTCCGCGACACTAGACCGTCCAGCTGCCGTGAATGCTTGCGCCTCCAATTTGCTAACGCGAGTATCGAACGTCGCTTGAATTTGAACCAACTGAGTCGACACAAGCGTTGAAGTGGTGCGAACGGACTCGGCCAGCATATCGCGGATGGTATTTTGGAACTCTTGTCTGGTTTCCGCTAGCTGGTCGATACGGCGCGTCTCTGCATCCACTATCGCTTTGCTGTATTTCTCCCCAGCGTCCCGCGCAAAGTTTTGATATTTGTCGCTTGCCTCACGCGCAAACTCGCCAAACTTCTGTATGTTAATTATCTGCGCGTCTAGGAAGCGCTGCTCGGCCTGGCGGAGGTCCTTATCAGACTTCGATTTAGCCTCGACAAGGTCCTCAACATTCTTTGTCGGATCGATAACTTGCCCGCCACCAGCATCAACCCCAATACCAGGTTTCCCTGCTACCAACCTTGGATCGCGTTCCAAGTCCCTGTCCCTGTCATCTTCATCGCCCACTTCGTGTTACCGTCCTAAGTGGCCTATTGAGGGCGCCATGCCAATCAGGCATACAATCGCCTCTCCAACGATTACGATAACCGCAATCGTAATGACTGCCCATAGAATAATCATGAATACCTGAACAAAGAGATTAACGATATCGGCGCCAATACCAAGGCGTGGAAGGACAAATGCAATGAGCAGGCGCAAAATCGCAAGCACCGCACCAATTATAACACACCAGATAAGGACAGATATGATGGCCGAAATCGGGAAGCACATGTTACAACCTTCCTACGAGAAACAAGATTAAGAGAACGACGATTATTAGGCCTACGATAGTCATGAGCAACCCCTAATCCCCACCAGGCAGCTCGAGGCTCGCCTCAAAGCAGCCGGTTCCTTCGAGGCACGGCACGACAGCATCCGTGGCAAAAATCATGCGAATCGCCATCAGCCCGAACGCCAGCAACACAAACCAAATAGCATCTCGTGGCCGAGGCGCCCGCATCACGCATTAACTCTCTCTGGAATCCTATCAAGCATCTGCGTGAAAATGCCGATATCTGTCGTCGCACACGGCCTGAAACGAACCGGATGCCAAGCCTCTTCTATGCCTGTCACGTCACACTTCGGTAAGTAAAGGCTGTCCACCCGAAGTCCAAAGCCCGGCAAGGAGAAGCTCGCATTCTCAATTACATCCCTTACCGTATACACGTGGCCTTTCTCTAGCATGTGCAAATAGTCATTGCGGGCCTCGCACACATGCCCGACATTGATGCAAACTACTTGTTGCCCCTCAAAGAACGTCCCCATGGCCATTCTCTCTTATCTCACGTTGATCCACGCCGCCGCAGTCAGCCCACACATCGTAGCAAAAATAATCTGGAAATGAACGCGAACAAAATCAAAGACATCGGCGATGATATCGAGCATCTCGCCCCCTATATGAATGTCGCCTTCAATAGGAAAATACCGCTCTTCACCTCGGACAAACCACCTGCAAAGTCCATTCTTGCTTCATAATAGTAGACACCCGCAGGCAACGCAACCGTGTCAGTTGGAAGAATGTCCGCGCTTAAATACCACTGCCCGGCTATCGGGTTCTTCGCCTCTAGCGCAAACCGCACACTGGAGCCAGTTGTGTCTCGCTCAAAGAGCGGTGGCTGGCCTGCGTAGGTGAAGATTGCGAAATAGCCCTTAGTAAACGGAGGAACCAGCCAATTGCCACTCGGATCCTTAAGCGATATCTCCACCGTATAGGTTCTATTAGCGTACATGAAAAAGTCACAGGATTCAAATGGCGCCGTGATCTGTGGCATAGCTCAATCCAGTTGCTCGATTTGAGTTACGCTGCCAGAAAGTCCGCTGATTTGTGCAGTGCTTCCCTCTACGCTAATAATCTGTGATACGCTGCCTTGAAGCAGAATAATCCGCGTGCCGGCGATAACCGCTACAAGCCTGCCAACCCCAAATAGCGTAAGCAGCGAGCGCCCGGCAAGCGCAACAGCCCCGAATGTCCCATATGTCGCCCTGGCCGCCGTCGCCAACTGGGTACGGCCAGCAAGTCGCGTCGTGCCAGCTGGCCTTGCGCGACCCACAGACGTCAGCGCTACCCTAGCCGATAGCGCAATGAACGCACCAAACGAAGCCGCTGCCCGCGACGTAAGCGACATGGTCGACCGCGCGGCAATCGTTGCCGCCCCGCGGAATTGTACACTGGCCGTCGTTGCTAGGCGACCAGCCCCAGAAAGGCCTACGGAAGCCAAGGAGGCGCCCTTAGCAGTTCCGGCTAGTACGACGCGGCCAAGAACAGGAACCACCCCACGCGAGCCCGCTAGGGCTGCCAGGCGTATCGTAGACCTAGCACCACCAATCGTCAGTTTGCCAACCGGCGGGCCAAGCGCCGCGGCAAGCGACATTGTCGCGTGCGCCATAAGAGCAATAGCGCCAACGCTGCTGTATGTGATTCGCGCTACCAAAGTCATAGCAGCGCGGCCAGCGATCGAAACCTTGCCAACTGGCGGGCCGAAGCTCGCTGCAAGCTTTGTCGTAAGATTTCCGATAAGCCCGGCCTTGAACACTGCCGCAGCCGTCGTCCGTAGTGTCGTTAAAGTGCGGCCAGCGAGCGCTGTTGCCCCGCTAACAGCGGCGGTTGTAGTAACGTTAACCTGGGTACGCGCTCCGGCTATCGTAAGCCTGCCGACAGGCGGACCAAACTTAGCGGTAAGTGTTAGCGCGGCGCGCGCGAAAAGCGCCACAAAGCCGACGCTGCTATAAGTCGCCCTGGCAACAATCGCCAGCACGACGCGCGCCGCAATTCCAACCTTGGCAGTTGGCGGGCCGAACCGTGCCGCGACCAGCAGCATTGCCTGTGACGAAATTGCCGCCCGATAAGTCGCCGACGCGGCCGCGAACGTTGTAGTCGCCGTCCTGCCTGCCAGTGCCAACGTGCCACCAATAGCAGATCTCGCCACTGTAGCGAAGCTCGAGCGCGCTGCGATCCCAACACGCCCAGCAAGTCCGCTGAGCGCTTTCGTCTGCAGCCGGCCCGTTGCACTCATAGCAAGCGCAACAGTTGACGAAGCAACCATCCGAGCGGACAGAATAGCGCGGCTGGATAAGCCGATTATGCCAGCCCCAACACCGCGCGCGGCAGTCGTAAGCAACGAACGCCCAGCAATCGAAACAAGACCAGAGAAAGCGCCCGTAGCACGAGTCGCTAACCTGCCAATCGCGCTAACTGAGACCTTCCCAATGGGCGCCGCTACTGAACGCATGTTGACTGACATGCTGCCCAAAAGAGCTGCAGTTGCAGCCGACGCAACGGTGAGACCAGACTGAATGAGCGAGGCAAACCTTTGAGTGCCCGCTAACCCAACTTTCCCAGCCGTTTGTGCTCTGGCAAAAACCACCGTTAGTGTGCGCCCAACAAGCGCTGTAGATCCTCTAATAGCCGAGACGCCACGCATGGCTAGACTCGCGGCCCCGGCAATTCCAGCAGCCCCGCCGACTTGCGTTCTCGCCTCGGTGGCCGCCAATAGGCGGCCAGCAATCCTGGCAGCAAAGCTGCCAGCGCCACCCGAGACAGTGCCAAACACTGAGCGCCCGGAGATTGGCGCGGCGCCGGAGATTAACGAGCGTCCGCTAAACTGCATCGCCATATTGGCAAATACAGCAGCGGTGGATGGTGGGCCATGGCGCGCGAACGAGAGGAATATGCTCCCACTAAGCGCTGCTGTTAGACCAGGTGCCGACAGCTGGGCAGGCGGTTCCTCAAAAAACTTGTTTAGTTGTGAAGGCGAGCCGCCGCCCGGAGCGAAGCCCACCATAGGTTAGGCCTTTTTAGTTCAAGCTTTGAATGCAGGCAAACATCGGCGTAATCGAGCCAGCCACAGAAAGCGTAGTACTAATCGCGATACCGCAACCGATCGATACGTCAACCGTCGCCGAGGTTCCCCCAAATGGGAGGCTCGTCGTATTTGCAATAGTTCCTGCTACGCCAGCCATCGTAAAGAACCCGGTACCCATAACAGTTGAGTTCACGCCAGGCGCCCCAACGGTACGAATAACCGCCATGAATTCCAGATACCACGCAACGTTCGACATCGAAAGCGGCATGTTCTGAGCGCCGCTCGCCCCCATCGTAATATTCGTCCCGACGGTCGCCGAGTTGCCAAAGCGTGGAGTCACAATCAATGTGCTCGCAGAGCCAGCCGTCGAGATAATGCCCCCCGCACTGACTTTGTACATTTTCCCTGGGCGCGCGTCGTTTGCCGCAATTGGCGTGTACTGCGCAGGAAGCCAAAGCAGTGTCTCAGTCGTCGCGACAACTGCAGACAGGTTCGCAACCGGCGGATCCGCCAGGGTATCCATGAAATATTGTCGCGACATTGCGAGATTCCCTGCCGTTGCTGGCGTAAGGATGACAGACTGCACCCATGAATAAAACGCATCGCCCGTATAAGAGCCGGCTGGCGTCGTCAACCCAACTTGGCTAGCGGTGTTAAGCTGATAATTATTCGTATTCGCGCCAATCCCAGAGGTCGAAGAGGCTGCCGTGTCGGTCGTGCCGCTAAAATGCAATGAGATAACAAGCGCTACAGCCGGGTCATAGAAAAATGGCGCCGATTGGTCGGATGCGGTATAGGTCGTGGCGCCACTTAGAGCAAGCGACGCCGAGCCAGCCCATGTAATCTGCGCCTGGTCACCCTTGAAATTTACGTTGTTCGCGCCGCCGCCAGTGCCCCCGATATAGGCGCCGTCTAGATTGCCACTCGTTCCCGTTTGAGATTTAATAATAATGCTGGCTGTAACCATGCCTTTATAAGCGGTGCTTAAGCTCGCTACCGGAATGACTTCGCGAACATCGGTTCCATTGGCCGTCCCCCCATACCCGCTATTCGTATTCGTCATAGTGTCGGAGAACGCTGTGAAACTCATACGTCTAACTCAACCATAAAGCGGAACGACGCCTATCATAGGAGCCACAGCTTGAATCGCAACGAGCCCCGGCGTAGAGAGCGCTGCCGCCGCGGCGGTCGCTGCCTTTATCTCAATGGTCGCAGCTACACTGACCGTAGTTTGAGTAGCCCACGTCCAAGACACGGCCGTGTTGTTGAGCTCCCATTCGGCAGTAGCGGCAATCGTTGCGGTTGTGACACTTGATAGCGACGTAAATCCCGATCCAACTGTTATCGCACCAGTAAGACCATTCCGCACACACCCAAATGCAGCATTGTTCGACGAACCAAAAGCCGCCAAAGTTACCGTAACACCCGTTCTTGCGGCTGACGCAAACGCAGTACTTACAGCTTGAACAATTGCTCCTGACCCATGAGTTCCGCTCGTATCAACCCCGTCAAACTCATCAACTGACCAATTGGCTTTAACCTGGGTCTGGGCTCCAAACGAGAGGGTTAGAATTCCACTCCCCGGGGATGCAGACAGATCACGAAAGAGAGTTGTCCGTCTGACATTCGTGGAATCAACAACTGTAGAAATCTGAGTCCAAGTGCCGCTAGCGCCACTCACTGTCGGCGTAGCAACTGTCGCAGGGCCGTTGCTGGTAACAGAGACGATATCTAATTTGTTGGTACCTGGCGAAATTGAGGCTGTCGTATAACTAGTAGCCCCTGTATCGCTACCGCCTGAAGTTAAGTTAACAGCGGTGATTGCCATGGCCTACCGCCGCTTTATGCGCCACAAGTTAAGGCAGATTGTTGCATTCCGCGGCAGCAGACGGCGCGGGCATGCCGCTAACAGGCGTAAGCGCCCCCGTCGTAGGAGCAACCGTCAGATCGTCCACACGGGACACTCCATGCTCCGACAGATTGTACATCTGAATGGTGTTCGTACCAGTATTCAGTACAACGTTGATCGCGGAATGACAAAAGGTGTCGAACGAACCCGTCACCAGAAAGTGCATATTGCTGTCGGCTACGATGCCGTTGACCTTGATGCCCTCTGCTCGATCGCTGACGCCTGGAAAGAGGCCGTACGCGAATGCATACCGAAACTTCAGTTGGTATGTGCCCGCCGCGGGGACAGTGACATTGTACCAAGCCATCGTGCCATTCACGGCATAGGCCATGTCTACCGTGTTTTTGCCCGGCGCGAGTGAATTTATGCTCGTAATGAGATTCGGGAAAAACGCGTCGTGCTTCGCGAAGTACTCGTATCCGCCGAGCTGACCGTCTTGCGCCCAATACCGAGTAGTGTTCGGTCCAATCAGAACACCCGCAGTGCTCCCGTCGCCCGCCGAGGCCGGGCACCGCCCGCCATACAGATAAGGCGCTGTATCGGCTAGGGCGCCAAC